CGGTATCTAGCCCCTCAAGAATTTCGTATTCCTCAGACTCCATAAATTCTTCTGCTTCTAGGCTAAATTCAGGAGTGCCTTTTTTAGCCATTTGTGCCAGAGCTAACTTTTTTTGAATATCTTGATAAATACTAAGCTGTGTATCAGAAATTTTAGTTTTGATACTTATATCGTAATAACCAACTTCATTATGTTTTGCGACTCTACTAGCTAAATTAGTTTGCCCAGCAAAAGCTTGAAGAGCATCCTGGAGAGGACGATACAGACCTCCCATAATTTGTTTAATAATTGCTCCTGCTGTTGTTTGTACTTCATAATGGCCTTTTGCCATCGCTATTAAATCTTGAGTATGATATGCAGCAAATGATTTAGCAGTTACTTCATCTAAACTACTCAACACTTCCCCATTCATAAAATCTACTGACCATGTGCCATCTTCATGTTTACTTACTACCCCATCTGTTTCTACAACAGGAGAAGTAGGGTACATATAATTTACTGGTCGAAGCAGAAAATCCAGTCTAGGATCTTCAAAAGATACATTTATTTGAGCTGCTAATTCAGGATTAGAATAGTCTTCATCGAAAGTCTCGTAACGTGCGGTAGAACTATCACCAGTTACTCCAGGAATAACAACTGGGGTTATTTCAGGTTCTTTATCCTCATCGAAATCACTCAACTGCAAATCAAGAACATTTGCAGCTGTGCCTCCTGGAGCTTCTAAAGCTTTACCTGCTAGAAATTCCTTATCTAACCCTAGTTTGCCAGGAATCTCTTTAATAGATTCAAGAGTATCTTCATATATATCAGTAAAGAATTCCTTAGGACTTCTACCTTTGTCAGCTTTTTGTCTTGCTATCTCAGCCCGTCTCCCTACCGCTAAACCTTCTACTACTTCTTTAGATGTTATTTCTGGTGTAATCTCAGAAGAAGGCAGTGGTATACCAACTTTACTACGCCGAATAGCAGCCTCACGTTCAGATTCTGCTTTTAAAGCTAATAAGTCTTGTTGTTGTTTATTAAGAGCAGTAGATTTTATTTCAGCAACAGGATCTGGAACTACAGGCAAAGCAGGAGTAGCACCGGATGTATCTATATCTCCAAATTCATCGATCCCTAACATGCCAGGATCGGTCCGTGCAGGTTCTCCTAATGCTTTGTCAACGCTCTTAATTAGGTTTCCTGCCTTCTTTAGTACAGACTGATATAGGGTAGGATCATCAGTACCAGCTGAAGTAAATTTTGTTTGGGCAGGAGTAACTTTACCCGCTAACAGGTCTACCAATTCCTGTGAGGTAGGGTCACCTTCAAACCAGGTTGGATTGCTTTCTGCTACTCGAGAAGGTACAAGTTCTGCAGCTTGTCTAGTATCTCCATTCATAGCAGCTTGCAGTATTGTAGCTCCATCACCTGCTCCAAGAGTATGCATTACATACATGCTACCATTCGTTACAGGAATATTTTTACGTTCTAAATTGGCTTTATCATCAGTCGTTAGGAGATCCTCAGCAATTTCTTGTTGAGCTCTATTGGTTCGTCCATCCGCAGTTAAACCTGCATTAGGATGGTTAGTCATTAAACCAGCCCATGTAGCTTCCGTAAATTGATACGTTCCTGTAGCTGTTGAATCTGGATTTACTGCAGTATCAGGAGATCTTTCACCACCGGTTTCTGCTCTTCTAACTAAAGCTTTATATGCTTCAAGATCGAATGCAGTAGGATCTGGAGCTAAGTCTTCTTCTAATTGCCTATTGAATGATTCAACTGCAGTAGGATCTAAGCCTAATTCAGTGGTAGGCGTCTCCATCTCTGCTTTTGTAGGTGGTTGTGGAAGATTTATACTAGGTTGGAATTTTTCTTGAGCTAACTTAAGAGCAATTTCTGCTTTCTCAGCATGAAGTTTTGAAGAAACTCCATTTTTTGATTCTTGAAGTTTGCCTGTAATACGCGCTTTAGCTTCTTGTACTTTTAAAGCAGGGGGCTTAAAACTTTCTCTTGCTTGTTCAAGAGCACTAGGATGGTGTATGCGCTGATCTGGTCGATTTAGTATTTCCTGTATTTTGTTACTATTTATATCTTTTAAATCTTGTGCATTAGGTTCGTATTGGCTAACTTCTAATTGTTCTTCAAAAGTTAAATCACTAGTAGGATCATATTCAAAATTTAGAGCTAAGGCTGCTTTAATATCATCATGTTGTCCCATAGTTTCTCATTTGCCAGATAGTATTGCACCAAGTGCTTGGGCGAAGCTCTTATCATTTTTTAACCCAACACCGCCACCAAGTGAAGCGGAGTCATTAATTTGCTTCTGTACTTTAGCTTTCGCTGCTTTATTGTTTCTTGGTATTTCTGCTAATATCATTCTCTGAAGATACTTTGTAACCGCTGGTCTTCTTCCTGTATCTATATGTCCTAAGATTGCGGTTAATGCTTGGTTTTTCTTAATATTTGAAGCATCATCAAACATATCAATGCCTGCAACTGTTATATCAGTCTCATCCAAGAAGAAAGTTAAGAAATTACTCTTGTCATCTCGATCTAATTCAATTCCTGAAAGAATCTCATGAATTGCTATATTTACACTAAGTCTTTGTTCCGGCTTTAAATTATCATTAATAAAATAAGAATTCCATTTTGTATAAACTTTTTCTATTTCGTTTCTTAATTTGCCTGTTTCTTCAGCTGTTAACTTAAGATTAGGATTAATTCTTGCGAATACTTCATTATAGGTAAGTTTTGCTGCTCCTGCAGATATGTTTTGACCTTTACCGCCGCCTTTTATAAACTTTTCCGCCAATCCTAACCTATACTCTATTTCTGCATTTCGGTTCTTTACGGTAAATCTTTCATGTGTAGCTTTTAATGCTGCTTTATGACTTCCTGTTATATATAAAACTCCTAAAGGACTCTTTTGAATTTTATCAGAAAGTTTTTGTCGTATTACTAATTCACTTGCATCAGGAAAATCTGCTTGTATTAGTGCTGTTTGTTCATCCAGAAACGTTTGTCTATGAGTTGGACTAAAATCATCAATAGTAAGAGGATTGTATGTTGCTGTATCTCCTTCAACACCAGGATCTACAAGATTTCTACTTGGATCTAATTCCTGAATAAACTCATTATAATCACCCGTTGGATCAAAATCTATTGCTATAACATCTCGTATTCCTTTTTCAGTAAACTTATCTATTTGATTTAGTGTACCCTGTTTTACAATATTGGGATTATTGTTAGCGAATATATTTAGTTTTCGTAATGTCTCTTGAAAGTCACCTCTTTTGTCAGGATCTGCAATTGAAGCACTATAGGCTTTACTTGTGTCCAATAAAAGCTTTCGAGATTCTGTATGAACCTCTTCTTTTCTTTGGGTTTCTCTAACTAAAGCTGCGGCAGGATCAGTTAATTTTTCATACCATCCTTGCCTTTCAAACATAGTCTGGGCACTAGTTCTTTTAACAGCATTAGTGGCTTTTGTTCTAAGAAGTGCATCGTCTGCATGAGGATTGAGCTGCTGTAATCTACGGTATTCCTTTTCAATTAGCTTATTATAATTTGCTCGACTATGTGATTTTAGATTACCTTTTATTATTCCAGTACCTTTAATAAGTTCTCCGTCCTCATCCGTAATGTCCTTAGCATAAACAGACTCTTCATTAATCTTCGATGTACTTTTAAGTAAAGCTTGATTAGCATATTTTTTAATTTGTCCGTCTTTATCTTTACCACCTTTTTTTAGAAACTCTTCTGCACGTCTATTATATTCTGCTGGGTTCTGACTAGTTGAAACTATGTCATTAACAGCTGCCCGATCTGCTTCTGTCCGTAGTGCCGTCTGATGAGAAATTTCTTCTGTTTTGGCAGTTCGTTCTCTTTTATCAGCAGCATATGGGTACCCTTTCTGGGTCTCAGCATACGTTTCTGCAGCCCGTTTTTCTTGATCTGTGGCAGTCTTTAATGCTTGTTCTTCTGTTTGCCGTTCAAGTAATCTTTGAGTTATATTATATTTAGCTTCTTCTTTAGCAGTATCATGCTTTTCTTGGTCCATTAGCTGATCAGCTACTGCTCTAATTTCTGTAGCTTCATCTGTCTTAAACTTAGTCATTGTATCTGCTACTTCACCTGATCTAGCAAATCCTAAATCTCCTGCTGACCTAGCTTCTTTCTCAATAGCTAGTCGTGTTGCTTCATCTGGAGCAGCACGTAATAACATTTCAAGCGCTCCTTCTTGTTGCTCTGCTCTTTCACCTGCAAATTCTCCTATAGTATCAGCACGGCTCGCTAGGCCTTTGCTTAGCATTTGATTTCCTTCTCTCATAAATTCAGCCGCCCTATTAGTAGGTCTTGTAGGCTGATTTCGTTTTATAGCGGCTCTGTCAAGTAACCCCATGAGTACTCTCCTATTAGGTATTAACTCTGTAATTACGTTGCTTTACCATATCTGGTATCATTGAAAGTCTGGTATCTCGTCCTTGCGCCTCAAAGTGTTCATTCAGTATCTGGCGATCTATATTTTTTTCACCGATACCTATAGCGGCAAGTTCATCATCTCTAACTTGCTGACCAAGAAAGGAAGATTCGTCAAAATCTTGCGCACGAGTAGCAAGCTTCTGTGCTGCTCGCCCTGCTTCTGCTTGTTTGTTACCTGTATCCCAGTTCATCCATCCTTTAGCAAGGGATGCCCATTTACCCCAATCAGTATCTCCAAACATATTGCCAAATAGGCTGCCTTTCTCTTCTTCCTCACTATCACCACCAGCGCCACCAAAAATACCTTTAAGTTTACCCCAAAAACTATCATCGAGTTTTTTCGTACCGTCTTCTTTTTTACCTACTTTGTTTGCCAGGCTTATCTCTTTCAGTTTTTCCATATTTACAGGCATCCCACCAATACCAAAACTCCCATCGGCATCGCTCTTTAGCAGATTTGATGGCAATCTTTTTCTTTTTGCTCCCCATCTTCCAGTCTGATGATCGTACTCTTGTTCCCATCCATCCGCTATGCCTCCCGATTCATTATATCCTTGTCTTGGTGCCATAACCTATCTCCTTATTAATAGTCCTAGCATTTTACTCAAATTGCCACCCTGATGATACCTTATTCTGGATTGTTTGGCTATATTCAAAGCATGTATAAGGTATATCATATTGAGCTCCACATAATGCGTAAAATTTGTCTGCTCCTAGTTTTCCAACTTTATTTGTTGCTCTTAAATACCCAGTAAGAAATTCTGGATCAATTAATGGTTGAAATAGAAAAGTCTGTCTTCCAGCCCTTTCTATTTCCGATTCATCCTTGTATATCTGGAATTCTTCTGTCCGCTGTTGTAATAGATCTCTTTCATCCTGGAGTTTGCTCAATGCAACTGTATTAATGCCAGTTAATACTTCTAGAGCTATTTTTGCATAATCATATGCAGTAAGAGCACTAAAGCTCGTTACTCCAGTAATATGAAAGCCTTGAGGATTTACAGTTCCTGGAACGTTAAGACTACCACCTCCAAAACCTAGGTCTGCACCTCCTGTATGCCCATACGAACCTAATGGAGCTGTCCCAGGAGTTGATCCAAATGAAGCCCCAACATCCCATGAAGACATAGCTACCATAGCAATCAAATTAAGTATCATAGCTAATTCTTCATCATCACCAGCTATTTCAACGATAATTTTTTGAATAACCATTTGAGCTACAAATTTAAAAGCATAAATTGCTATTTCTGTTAGAACAAGGGTTATTATTTCAGCTACTGTCATTGTTACTGCTGCTGCCCATGCTGCTTTAAAGGCTACAAGCATCTTTGCGCCAGCTACCCAAGCAAAATAAATAACAACAATAATGATAATAAGCATTACTAAAGCTTTAAAGAAGCTCATACCTGCATGCACAATAACTTCATAATGAGCTATATAGATAGATACATGGGCTCCTGCCAGAAATAGCTTGCTAACCTGAGAATTAGATAGGTCTTTAATAAAAGTATGGACAAATGGAACCATTAAATCATCTCGGTTCCCAAGATTAAATTTAACCATTCTAAAACGCCCACTATCTCCATCAATAACTTTTAAAGCAGCAATTGGAGCAACTACTGTATAAGCATCTAATCCTGAAGGCTTACAGCAATAATAAGTAATTGATTGTCCTACGGTTGTAGCTTCTGAAGCTGCTTCAATTAATTGCAACACTCCTGAACCATTATTTTCATACACCAAATCAGGAGTTAAATATATCAATGTACTGACACCTCCAGCTGCTTCTAATAAAGTAGGGGAGGGATTGTTATAAACCATACGTTCAGTTACTTGTAACCAATTAGTTGCTTCTCCTGAAGTAGTGCCTGGATTAGGAGTTCCATTTCCTGCTAGAAAATTAGCTACTTCAGTTAATGTATCTGCTTTATATCCAACGTTATACGTGCCTTTTCCAGAAGAAACGTAATAGTTATATTTTAAAAGTCCATCGTCTCCAAATCTGGATAAATCCGAGTAATATACGGCATTTTCAGTACTTCCACTATTTGCGTCAATATCTAGTAATGAAGTATGTTCATATGAAATATAAGAGAATTGAAATGCATATTTATTATCTTCTGTTGTAGTAAGAATATTATTCTGTGGTTTATCATCTCCTGATGGAGAATTGTTATAAGTACCTTGTGTAACTCCTTGAGAAGGATATAAGTTTTCAAACATAGAATACAGGTATGACATTCCTGCTTGGGAGATGTCCCACATGCGTACACCAAAATTAACGTAAATATTATCTAGATCTCCAGGCTCTATACCCGGATCATTCATAACTGCATCAAGAACATCTTCAGCATTCAAATGAATTACTGATAATAGGTCTTCAATTTGAGCTTGTTTAGTTGCACCAAAGGTAGTGTAGTTCGCATTACTTATTCTTAATGGAATGGCAGGGAGTACTTCAAGAGTATTACCATCTTGATCAATAGGAGTTTCTACTGTATCTAGATTAGAATATGTTCCAGTACCTACTTTATAGATAAATATATACCCTCTAGTTGGGGCAACATCTCTGTAATAGGTAGATACGTAATGTAATTGGATTGGTTTACTAGGAACGGTATAAGAAAGGGTTCGAATTACGTCCGCCTCGTTATATACTTGAACGGTATAATCATCTGTACCTGGATTATAAACGACAGTATTAAAATTGACCTTCCATCGCATATCAGCTAATACATCATCTGACGTAACAGTTTCACTAGTTATGGCAACATCAAAATGATTAAGAGATGGGGATACTATAGCCGTATCTCCAGCAGGGGTTGCTGGAGAAGTTGTAACTTCCCGGTATTCTGTACCTAATAGATTAGCTCCTACATCATAACCTTTGTTTTCCTGTAACCAATATTGAATCCAATCAGTCTTAGATAATGTTCTTAAAAAAGCATTCTCAATGGTACATGGAACACCATTAAGAGTATTCAATACGCTTGTTAATTCATCATAATCTACAATTAAAATATAAGATTCTACGGTAGGGAAACTCTCAAAGTAATTTCCAACATCAATGAATTGCATGAATTCTTTAACATTGCCTTTGAGACTACGAAATGCAAGATGATAAATAAGATTACTAGCTATATCTTTACCTTCAATAACACTTTGGATAACTGACTGTTGGAGGGGGTTTTTCTTATCTACGTCATCGAATAGAGGAACATTATGAACTTCATAATACTCAATAATTTGGGTACTTCCACTATCCCAACCAAGTAATATCATGATAAGGTGGATTATCATTTCAATTACTTGTATAACAGCCTCAACTATATATACAATAACATCTATAATAGCTGAGAAAATATCACCAATAAAACTCATAAACGCCCCCTATCCAGTAGGTTCGGCGTTAGCTATATGATCATTAATATTATCTGTACCAGATGCATTAATAGCAGTTACTTGCGTAGCTGGCACACCTGCCGTAGAAGTATTAATACTCCAAGCATCTAAAAGAGTTTTAAGGTATTTCTGATCAGCATTCCATTTAAATCCTTTAGCTTGTTCAACAGATAAAGCAGCTGCTGCTCCCATAATACTAGTAGTAGTTGGAGCTTGTTTAGTTGCTCGATCTGTTTGTGCAAACTCGGTAACTTCTTTTTGAAGTAATAAAGCCTCTTCAGAGTTACCTTTTTGAATTCCTATTGTATATGCTACGGCCTGTTGTATAGTAGCTTGCATTACTGTTAAATATACCGTTGCATAATCACTGCCAGTAATCCGGCCTAAATTAAACTGAGCAGCCATATGAGCATTAACAGTTTCCATCATGTCATCGAATACACCGGTACCTGTCACTACATTTGCATCGTCTGTAGCAACGCCTGCAGTTAGATCAGCAATAGTAATAGCCATTAATTAACTCCATGAAATGCTGGATTCGCTGCTTGAGATGCAGCAAGAGAGTCCATTTCTTCTTGAGTAAGAGGAGGCAAAACTCGTACATTAAATTTCTTAGTTAAATACGGTTCCAAAACTTTCTCACCATTAGGAGTAGTGACAGTCTTAAATTTTTGCATCTCAGCATTTTCAATTTGATTAAGAATAATTTGAGGAACATGCCAGCCTTCCTCATTATTAAAAGGTACAAATTTTTTGATCATACGGCCATTATTAACTTTTGAAGAACCTACGGTAAAAATAAGTCCTGGGTATGAAGACATAGCAGGATCATTAGGAACAACGACTATACGGGTAAGTTTTAGAGCTTTTTGATCTAGAGTTTCTATTTGAGCTTTTGTTGCTGCTGCGATAGCCGCTTCACTAGCTCCAGGAAGACCGCCTTCATAAGATCTTTCATCAACTGCAATAGCATCATCAATAGGAATAATATTTTCATACTTACCATTACGAACATCAGCAAGAGCAGAACCTAGTTTCTTTATTCCTGTTTTATGATGCAGAATAACTCCAGCGTCTTTTAATTCTTTTCGTATTTCTCTATCTCCCATTTTGTTAATGGGAGTTACAAGAGTCGTATCTTCCATGCGTATCTCCTAGTTTTATTTAAAAGAGTGTCCCCCGAGCGCTAACGCGCTCGGAGGGACGGATAAAAAAGTATTAATTAGGCTGCAGTTAAGCAGGTCCAAATAATACCAAGACGTTCTGGGCGAAGCGCCATAAATCCATAATACCATTTGATAGAGTAAAACCCAGTCTCACCATATGGATCATTCAGATCGGCAATTTCTTTGCCCGGTTTCTTGTGATTAATGGAAAACTTAACGCTTTTCCCATCAGTTTGAAAACCAATAGTAGTAAAGGCACCATCTCCAACAACCAACATCGGATAGATGTCTACACCATTATCACCAGTACCAGCAGTTGATCCATTCTCGGCACCTTCATTTTCGCCGTACTGCATTTCTGGAACAACAACAATGCGGAACTGATCAACGGATCCAATCTCGCCATTCATGATGTTGCTAGCGTCGGCATACTTCTCAACAGAGACGAATGCAGGTGCGCTATGCAAATCTACCATGGCCCTCAAAACTGGAATTAGATCAGAACCAACATACATGATACGACCACCGTTAACGGTTCTAGTATCAATCATACGAGAACCACTAATAACCTTTGTTTGCTTAGGAGTTTTATTATCATCCAAAGCAATAGAAAGATTCATAAGGTCCGTATAAGTAACAACTTCATCAGTTGTTAGCTTAGTAGTTCCACCTGCGAAATAAGCTGTACCATTCGCAGTGGCATTAGTAATAAGATCTGCCTGAAGCTCTGCTTCAGTCAGCTCATTGGCACCAACAAGAGCTTCCTCAGTAATATGCATGAGTAACTCTGAATCAGTATCAAAATCCATAGATTCCTGGGTATACTCAGTGAAGAAACCACGTTTAAGCAGTTCACCTTCAATTTGAGTACGAGTGAAACCTACACGATTAACTCGACCACCGTTTTCACGGAGAGTCGGGATTTTAGATTTAATTGTCCCAGTGTCTTTAGAGGAACCATAAAGGTTACCACCATTCAATGCAACTTCTCCACCAGCACCAGCAGCTGTAACAGCATCGGCACGACTGGCTTCAGTAGAAGAT